GTTTCGCACCAGACCAGACACGTACAAACGGCCATCAACCTCAAATTCGTTGCCAACCACCCGAATAACGGGTATCCACTTGCCAGCCCACTCTTGTTCTTCAAGGATTTCGTAGCCGTTTATTTTGCAATACCTGACGCGGGGACGGTCAGACACCCGTGAATCCTTGGGCTTGCCGTAGATAGCCTTGAGTTGCTTGTCCTCGGGCGTACCTTCAAACGCCGTGGCGTTGCCGGGGTACAGATTCAGCGTCTTTTTGTCGTAGTCGATGTAGTAGTAGCTGGCAATACGCACAGTGTCCTCGTTCAGCCAGTTGCTGATGGACTGATCGCCCACACCCAGCGACTGAAGCGTGGTCATAGGTGTTGCGTCTGGGTATTGCAGCTCGTACTCGGCTTTTGTCAGGTCTTGCGTGATGAAGCACCACTTAGCGTCCGCGCCAGTAGGGTCTTGAATCAGCGGATCCATGTAAACAGAGAACGAATTGCGGACACGCCCAATCTTGATGTCTTGGTCAAACGTATTGTCATCGCAATACTCGGTCATTAGGGTGATGTACCCCTCACCATACGACACTTGGTTTTCGCAAGCCGTATCGTAGGCAACATCAGCATCAGAGATGTACTCAATGTGCCGAATGATGCCGTTAAAAATGTCTGCCACCTCAACGTCAGCGTTGTCATCCACCGGAATAACTTTAGCGCCAGGACGGTTTTGCCGCATGTCGTTAGTGACCTGCCGAACGTGCTGCGGCAGTTTGTTGATGGTCAGCGTTGGGCGTGCGTTGATTGTCTGACCCTGCACCGCACCGCGTGTAGCCAGCACATCTGACGGCCATTGCCAGCAGTTGTCAGGTGACCCGGCGTAGAACCGCAGGTCATCAATCTCATCCTCACGACTCTCAGCCAATGCAGCGACAGCTAGGTCTAGCCGCGATCTGGCCGTTGCCAAAATGTCTGTATCAGACTTTGGCTTTTTGCCACCAGCAGCCACATTAGCTGCGGCAACCATTCCTGTTGGATCAGCCATTATTTTATGCCCTTTGGTGCTACACTACGCAATAACAACATGTATTGGAGTAGCGTATGCCTAATTATGGACACCCCACTGGCATCAACAAAATTTGCGATTGCTGTGGGGTTAGCTATTACGTCCCGCCGTACAGGGCTGAAAAAGCAAAATATTGTTCCCGATCGTGCTTGGCAAAAGTACATCTTGAACAATTTTCGCGTTTTCGTTTTCAACCCACTAATAAACCCAAACACACTTACAAGACTGTCACTATAGACGGAAAACGAGTGCGCGTCCATCGGCATTTGATGTCGCAACATTTGGGTCGAAAGTTGGAATCTTGGGAGCATGTTCACCACATTAACGGTGATTCGCATGACAATCGGTTAGAAAATTTAACCGTATTGTCAAATGCAGACCACCAAAAAATTGAACTTGAAGAACGCATGGGAGTTATTTGGAACGACGCAAAGTAGATTTTTTTTCGGCTTCACGTTTTACAGCATAACTTATCGCCACTGCTTGTTTCACAGGCTTACCCGCAGCAACTTCCGCTTTGATATTCTTGCGGAACGCTTCAGGTGATTTTGATTTAACAAGCGGCATGGCTACTTCTTCTTAGCCGTCTTAGCCGACTTGACAAAATCTTGCTTGGTAGGCGCAGCCTTGCTGCCGACCTTGTTCATCTTTTCGCCAGAGCCAGCTTTGATGCGCTCTTGCTTGGCGTGAATGTTTGCATATAGACCAGGTTTAGTAGCCATGATTTAACACTTCCATCTTGCTAAGGCAGCAGCTTTGCGGGTGGGATTACCCTTCTCATCTTTCATTGGGCCGGGTACACCAGACATACGGGCGCAGAACGAGTCTTTGCGTGCGCCGCCTTGTGGTTGCGGCGCTTTCAAATTACTGCCCGTTGCGGCATTGTATTTTTCGCGCCCCTTGGCAGTCAAGCCCGCGCCCTTGCTGACTGGCAGCTTCTCGCCTCGGCCTACAGATAATGACACGCTTTTTTTAGCCATATTAAGACCCCATCCAAGTAGTTGCTGCCATGCCGCGTTCTTGAACAATGCGGCGCTCTACGCGCGAATTGTACTCCCCGCGACTGGCCACCGGATACGAGAACGTCAGAGCTATCGCATCCGCAGCGTCTGGTGAGGCCAGCCCCCGCGCCTTCATATCTTTCTTGGACTCCAAGAATATCGAACCTTTGGAGTCCGGCTTTATCATAGGCGAAATCAAATCGGTTTTCAAGAACCTGTCCGTTGGTAGGCTCGCGCTCTTGAGCCAGTCGCGCATATCGCCCCAAATCTGCGCCCTCATGTTGCCATACATCGCCGGGTTCTTGGATTTCCAGCCAAAGTTTACGCCTTTGATCTTGTACCGCTGCTCCTTGAGCCTGTCCACAATTCCCGCGCCCAGCCCGCCCTCGTCGATGAACACCATCGCTGGCCGGTACTCCTCAATAGCGTCGATGACGTGGCCGACCACCGTCATGGTGTCGTCGCCCCTGTGCCGGATCAGCTTCACAATGTCCCGCCCCTGCCGCACGGCCAGCACAGTAGCGTCCGCACCGAACCGCGCCGGATCGACACCGATCACAATGGGCGCTGACGGGTCTTTGTACTTTTCCCGCTTCATGGCATCGTCCACCACCAGGCTGGAGATGAACTGATCGTCGCCCGCGTTGGGAAACTCACCGTACACCTCGACGTGCGCCTGCGCCGAGTCCGGCCCGTACTCGTCGATGATCTGCTGGTAGACCTGCTTGTCTGTCCCCTCCACCGTCCGGGCATCGACCACCTTGGTTTCCCAGAACTCGCGCTTGCTGTGGAAAGTTTCGTAGAAGTACCCCGTGTTCCGACGCGGGTTGCTGAACGCCAGCCAAAAGCGGTTGGGCGTGTTCTCGGTAAAGAAGCCGCTGGTCACCGCCCAGATAGCGTCATCAATACCGCTGGCCTCGTCAAAGATCACCAGCACGCCATCAAAGTTGTGTACGCCCGCGTATGCGTCTGGATTTTCAGCCGACCACAGCCGCCCCTCAACGCCCCAGTACCGCGTGCCTTTTCTCAAGTCCCGTTCGACCAGTTCGGTCAGCCACTTGGCTGGCATCAGCCTGGTTGCGCTGACCTCGAACCAATGCGAGTTGAGCGACATCGCCAGCCACTTGGTTATCTCGGCCCATGTCACGCTGCGTAGCTGACTCTCCGAGTTGGCAGACACAATGGTCGTCGAGCCTATCCTGGTTGACAGCATCCAGATCACGATCCAACTGACCAACGCCGACTTGCCAATACCCCGGCCTGAACTGACCGATTGCCGCAAGGTGTTGAAGTCAACCAGACCTTTGTTTGCTTTGATCTGCTCTGTGATTGTTTGCAGCACCTCGCGCTGCCACTTGCGCGGCCCGTCGAAGTGTTCCAGCGGCGTGCCCTTGACACCCCACGGGAATACGAACTTTACAAACGCCAGTGGGTTGTCTTTGTACTGTGGTGCCCACAGCCGGGCCATCAGCTCTTGCTCGTCTTCTGCACTGTATATGGTCGACTGCATCAGCTCAGTACCTGCTTGGCATCTACGTCGATTACGTCGGGGGCTGCTCGGCGCTCGGCCTCGGCCAGTGCGCCAACGATGGAGATGCGTTGGTCGACCTCAACAGAGATGGCCTGCTTGGCAACCCAGCCGTGCTGGTGCTTCAGGATCTCCAGCGCGACCTTAGCGTCGCCGTCCAGCGCGGCGGTGTGCAGCACCTTGGTCAGTTCGATCTCGCCGTCGGCTTTGCCTTTTTGCGCGGCTATCTCCGCGATGGGGTCTAGCTCGCACAACTGGCGGTAGGCTTTAGGCAGAAGCCCAGCGGCCAGCGCCAGGCTGTCGCCTTTTAGCCCGAGCTTGGCGGCGCTGTATATGCGACTGATCACCGCTTCAGTGGCGCGAGATTCATTTAGGACAAGTGGCAGTGAATAGAAACTCATAGATGTATGACCGCGTGTTGGCGTGCTTGGATCATATATTAAAAAAAATTTTGTTCACAAACCCTCCGTCACCGTTGGCCCTCTGCGCCGGGCCCTACCCCCTCCCCCTCGGCTGCAAGTTAGTGTGCCCTTACCAACATAGCTATGTTAGTTAGTGCTTACCAACATTGCTGTCGGGCATATGGTTAGTAAGCACACACTAACATGGCTGTCAGGTATGGGTCATTTGGGTATGCCCAACATAGTCGCTAGCCTGCATCATGCGTGCCTGGTGCAGCGTGCCATGTGCCATGTGCCATGTGCCATGGGTCATGGGTCATGGGTCATTTGGGCAACTTAAAAACAAATGACCCAAATTGCCTATGTTTTTGACGTGCGGCAAATCATGGGTCATTTGGGCACTTTAGGCATACCCAACAAAGTCGCGGGCTGTCCAGTGTAACAATCCTGTTACAATTACAATTATTATTTTAATGATGTTTGTAATCAATAGCCCAAATGACCCAAAAACCCATTTTCCCCAATGGCCGCGTATGGGCAAAACACGCCCAAACGCACGCCCAAACGCACGCCCAAATGACCCAACAAGCATTAGGGAAACTACCTAGAAAATAGTTGTTGACAATGCAAGAAAAAACCTTACAATATAAACATCATCAACCACAGGAGTTAGCAACATGGAAATTTTGATCTACGGTTTAGAGCGCGGCGAAACCCGCGATTACATGGAATCGCTGCTGGCGACAAATTGCAAAACGCAAATCGACATTGAAAAAGTGAAAGCCGCTGCAAGCGCCGCCGGTTTCCATTCGTTCCGCGTCACAACGTATAACGGCGAAAAGCCTAATTTTGCGGCGGCGGTGAACATATGAAAACAGTATCATGGATCATTGTCAACAAAGTTACGGGCGCGGCGGTGTTTGAAACTTTCAACGAAAACACAGCCAAAGCCGTTAACGAAAAACTTTATCGCGCCATGCCCGCGCTGGAATACTTGCAGCAGCTAAACAAAGCCTTGACAAATGCAAGGCAATCTTTTACAGTCAACTAAACCAAAGGACAAAAACCATGGAATATTTTAATCCCGGCCACCCAGTAGGCACAATTTGCGTTTTACGTCAGTGCGGCGGCACTTGGCTAGCCTTGTCATTACCCGTCACCGCATGGCGCGAATATAACGGCGCGTTTTCAATTTGGAAGGCTTAAACCATGTCAAAAAAACGCTTGCATTACATCGATCTCCGGCCAGAGCCGCTAGAGCGTGAACCCAGCACGCTAGCTATATGGGCAGGCGCTGCTGTGTTCGTCGCGGCGCTGTACGTCATCACGTTCATTCTTTTCGCGCTCTGATGCTTCCAGCTTATGCGCATAAGTCGTGCGCATATGCGGGCAATATCACCCGGTAACAGTAAAGTAAACACCATGATCCAATCAGTAAACCGTTCAGAATTCCACAATGCTTTTCGCAATTCCAACCGAGGCGATCAGTTCAGCTATCAAGGCCTTAACGCCCTTTTTGACTATCTCGAAGAGGGCGACCCAGACTACGATCTGGACGTGATCGCGCTTTGCTGCGATTACAGCGAAGACACATGGCAAAGCATTGCCGCAAATTACAGCATCGAATATGACGAAAACGAGAACGAAGACGAAGCGCGCGAGGCGGTGCTAACCTATTTGCAAGAGAACACCGCGTTAGTCGCTGAGTTGGGCGGCTCGTTTTTGTACGCAAACTTTTAAGGGGGTAACCATGCAAACAATCACCATCGGGCGCGCTACTTATAAAGTTATCGACACGGCCAAATTCTTAGCAGCTCACGCCAAATGCACAGGCAAACATCGGCGCGTTAAGAGTAAGGGCGCAGAAAAGCGGGTTTACCCGTTATTTGGCCATGAAATGTCAACATCCGAATATGTGAAAACGTATGAAACCCTGAACGATAAAATTAAGATCGGCGCATGGGACTGGCAGCCCATGAGCCAACACATCACACAACCCCAGGGCGAAGACATATTCGAGGTGGAGCTATGACCTTATATACCGTTC